TTAATAGCTGAAGAAGTGCATGACGCAGGTTTAACAGAATTTGTTGAATATAATGATGAGAATCAACCTGATGCACTTAGATACCCACACATGGTTTCTCTTTGCATTAAAGCTATACAAGAACTATCAGCACAAGTAGAAGAACTAAAAGCAAAACTGGAAGATAAATAATGACAACAACTAGAGAATCTTTAGCAAAAGTAGAAGTCCAAGTCGATAACATAGAGAAAAGACTAGACAAAGGGGATGTCAAGTTCGGTGCTATGGACGCTAAATTTACTAGGTATATCATGGGCCTATACGTTTTAATTATAGCTGCTAGTGGTCTTGATAGAATCTTTTCTTAGCTATATACTTAACAAACCATAAACTTAAATAAGGAGTATTTACATGGAAGACCAAAAGAAAATAGAACAGGTAAGTTTCGATAACGAGGTTTACAGTATCTCAGATTTAACCCCAAGAGCAATAGAGGGTTTTAACACTCTTATAAAAGCCCAACAAAAACTTAACGACATAGTAGTAGAAGTAAAAATTCTGCAAGCTGGTCAAGCAGGCGTTAGTGCAGAACTTAAAACAATTATTGAAGAAGATAAAATTAAACCTCAAGTGCAAGTCGAGCAAGAACAGGTCGAAGAAGCTAAATAGTATGGACATTGAAAAATGTAAAGCCGATATAAAACGTCACGAGGGTGAAGTTCTTGAGTTGTACGAAGATAGTTTAGGGTATAAAACACTTGGAGTTGGGCATTTATGCCAACCTGGGGATCCTGAATATAATGACCCAATAGGAACTAAAGTATCGCAAGAAGTAGTAGACATGTACTACGAAGACGATTTTAAAAAACACTTAGCAGAAGCTATACATGTGTTTGGCACAGACGAAGGCTTTTATAACCTCCCCGAAGATATCCAACACGTCCTAGTAAATATGTGTTTTAATCTAGGGGGAACAAGGCTTTCCAATTTTAAAAACATGATGAAAGCCTGTAGAGAACACGATTGGGAAAAAATGGCTGCTGAAATGGAAGACAGCAGATGGTTTAAACAGGTAGGAAGAAGGAGTCTAGAACTGCAAGCAGTAGTTCGTAATACTGTATAATGGTTAAAGTATGGCATATTTTAAACTTAACAACTTTGCAGGTCTTGCACCTAGAATATCCCCGCGTCTTTTAGGGGAAACGTTAGCGCAAATAGCTACTGACGTAAATTTAGAAAGTGGGCGTTTAGTACCAGTTAAAGACAACTCTACTACCAACCCTTCCAATGGTGTAACAACCCTTGCCAACGCCAACAAACAAAGTATATTTAAGTACACTGATGCCAGCCCCCAAAAATGGCTACAATTTAATGAGGATGTAAACATCGTACGTGGGCCCATACCCGGGGATACGAACGACACGCTTTATTGGTCAGGGCAATCTTTTCCTAGAATGGCACGTAGTGCAACTCTAATATCAAGCGCTCCTTATCCTGATGGTTTCTACAGATTAGGAATACCAGCGCCTACAGCAGCTCCTACCGTAGCCGTTGTGGCTCCTACAACTATAAACGCCACTATTACTACTATAAGCGGTTCTCAAGTTCTTACTGTTACTACTGCTAGTAACCACGGCGCTGTAGTTGGCACCTTCGTTACTTTAGCGAGCTTTGGTGTAACAGCAGGTCTTACAGCAGATGAAATTAATAATACTTTTAAAATAGTTACGGTACCTACTGCCACTACTTTGACAGTTGAAACCAGCGGGTCGGCTACAAGCGCTGCTACTTCTAGTACAATTACAAATGGCGCAGCTTTTAATGGACCGTCAGATGCTAGCTTAGACTTTGAAACTTCTTATGTGTATACATTTGTATCTGCGTACGGAGAAGAAGGCCCTCCTTCTGCTTCTTCTACTGTTGTAACTACAGATGATAATCAAACTGTAGCTCTTACTCAGCTACAAACTAGTACGAATAAATCAAATTCAAACCTACTTAAGAAACGTATCTACAGATCTAATACAGGCTCTAACACTACCGCATTTCAATTTATTGCGGAAGTAGCTTTGTCTGCTACTGCTTTTACAGACACTTCAAACAATGATGAATTAGCCGAGGTAATACCTTCTACTTTTCATATTGGACCGCCAGATGATGATACCGCTCTATACCCAGACGGACCTATGAAGGGACTTATACCCCTTCCTAATGGTGTATTTGCTGGATTTACAGGCAAAAGAATATGTTTTTCTGAGCCTTTTTTACCCCACGCTTGGCCAGTTGCTTATAGGATAACTTTAGAAGAAGAAATTGTAAGTATAGCCGCAGCAAGCAACGGGATTGTAGTTGGCACAAAGGGAACTCCTTACTTAGTAGTAGGTACAGACCCGCAATCTATGACACCCCTTCGTTTAGAAATTGGGCAGGCTTGTTTAAATAAACGGTCGATGGTAGACATGGGGCCCTACGTTATGTACGCAGGCCCAGATGGATTAATAGCAGCCTCGGGTAATAACGCAGAAGTAGTTACAGCCGGGCAATTAACCGCAGAACAGTGGCAAGCTAGTTACTACCCATCTACTATCACAGGTTTTCTTTGGGAAGGAAGGTATATAGGTTTTTATTCTACGGGCAGTGGTTTTGGTGGTTTTATATACGACCCAAGAGCCGGTACGAATAGCTTAGTAAACTTAGATGCAAGTGCACTTATACGTGGGGGGTTTACGGACCCAGACGACAGTCAGTTGTATTTAATAATCGCTAACCGAATTAAAAAATTCCAAGGCAGCAACACTAACCTAACTTACAATTGGAAATCAAAAGAGTTTGTTACACCTAAACCTACAAGTATGGGGTTTGTTAAAGTAGAAGCAGAAACTTACCCGGTGCGCGTAAAAGTGTACGGGGATGGTTCAGTAATATATAACGCTGTTATAGCTACTGCGGGCAATGCTTTTAGTGTTACAGGTACTACTCCTAGTTTTAGTACTACGGCTATAACAGAACCTATAGTTAGACTACCAGCAAGTGTACATAAGACGTTTGCAATAGAAGTAGAAGGCGCAACTGTTATAAATGAAATATGTATAGGCGAGTCTATAGATGAACTAAGGGCAATTTAATGTCTACTAAAGGCACTAAAGTCCCGGCTATTAAAAATATACCGGCAAAAGTTGACCCAGAATTACGATCCATGCTCGACTCCGTTAAAGAAGCGGTTGAAGTACGTTTAGGGAGAAGGGGAGATCCGAGAGATAGGGCTGTAACCCTACGAGAACTTATTGATAGTGGGTTAGCTGAAGAATTAAGAGGCAGCCCGTTTGACCCCAATGGAGTACCTGGAATAGGTGTAACCCCCCCAAAGCTACCCCCTGGAGATTTATCTATCCCGCCTGCCCCTACCGGCCTAGAAGCTTCGGGAGCTTTTACTCAAATAATAGTAAATTGGAACGCGGCTCAATACGGCAATCATGCATATACAGAAGTATTTAGATCTAGGAATGATGAGATAGGTGGCGCTATCCTTGTTACTACTTCTAATTCATTTGTAATTACAGACGTAGTGGGTTATGACCAAGAGTTTTATTATTGGGTAAGGTTTGTAAGTACTTCAGATATAAGAGGGCCTTTTAATAAAACTAATGGGGTTAAAGCTAGTACATTAGAAGACATAGCAGCTACCATGGCCGCCCTTTCTGAAGAACTATCTAATCTTCCTGGGTATTCGGCTATTACAGGTTTGATAACTACTCAATCAGCTGTTGCCGCGCGAGTAATAAGAAGTAGTGGCAGCCCTAGTACTAGAGAAGATGGGACTGCTTTAGTTATAAATGATATTTGGTTTGATACAGATGATGGGCAAATATACACAAGGAACGCCGCCAATAATGCTTGGGTACCGGGGAAAGATGCAACCTTGACGGCCTTGTACGGCTCTACTAATTACACTGGTAATACTATTACGGGAGCTGTAGCCTCTGCGCAATCTGACATTATCACTGTTACAAATGCTCATAACTCTACAGCAAGTACTTTAAGCAGTTTGGGCACAACCGTTACCAATAACAATAACACTTTAACTTCTGCTATTAGTTCTGAAGCTACTTCTAGAACCAATGCTGACAACACTACGGCTACAAACATTAACAACCTGACTTCTACTGTTAACGCTAAAACACAGACATTTGCCCAAAATGGAATACCAACTTCAATATCTGCTGGCGACCTTTGGATAGATACAAACGACAATAACAAAGTGTATAGGGCTGGTTCAGCTGGTTCAGATGCAGTTACTTCTGGGGAATGGGCGTTACTAGATGTAGGGGCTGCTCTTAGTACGGCTGCTGCTTTATCAAGCGAACAAACGACCAGAGCAAACGCTGATTCGGCTAACGCTACAAGCATATCTAATTTATCAAGCACTGTGACCAGCAATAACAACACCCTTACTGCAAGTGTTAACACTTTAAGTACTGCTACCTCTAACCTTAACGGCGATGTGAATGCCATGTTCGTGCTTCAAGTTGCGACTGAATCTAATGGTACTAAATCTGCAGCGGGGATGGTGATTGGTTCAAATGCAAATAGTGGTTCAGGAGCGCAATCATACGTGCAATTCCAAGCAGACAAGTTTGCAGTTTGGAGTGGATCAGCAGCTATAGCACCTTTTATTATTGTAGGGGGTGTTGTTTATATAGCCGACGCCCGTATACAAGATGGCGCTATAACAAATGCACGTATAGCTAACGGAACAATTGAGTCTGCAAAAATAGCTAGTGCTACTATAGTAGCGGCTAACATAGCTGATGGTGTAATAACAAATGCTAAAATTGCAAACGCTACCATAGATAATGCAAAGATAACTGCTACATTAGACGCTGCAAAAATAACTGCGGGTTTAATCAATTCAGATAGGATTAACGTAAACACCCTTAATATAAAGCATTTTGATAACGTAAGTACAGATATAAAAAGTCACAGATCTAATGGTGCTTTTGTA